GCTCTTCCGATCTCAGCACAGATAAACAGCGCGCTCTCAGCGCCACTAGACCGTGCGTTTGTGAAAGAGCGTGAGCAATCAGGTAGACGGTTCTCCTACATCGAGGGATGGCATGCAATCGCGGAGGCTAATCGCATTTTCGGTCACGATGGATGGCATAGAGAGACAGTCGACGTTCGACTCGTCAATGAGCGACCGCGTAAAATTGGTCGCGATGGCCGGGATGGGTGGGCTGTTAGTTATGTCGTGCGTGTGCGTGTTATTGTTGGGGATGTTATCCGGGATGGTATGGGTAGCGGTCACGGGATTGATGCAGACTGCGGCCTCGCTCATGAGTCAGCTATTAAGGAAGCTGAAACTGACGCGATGAAGCGGGCGCTCATGACCTTTGGGAATCCGTTTGGTCTTGCGCTTTACGACAAAGAGCAGCGTCAAGTAATTGAATTTATAGATCCACCGCAGCCTCCACAAATACCCGTAAAGGTTACGGCAAGAGATGCGCAAGATTTAATTGACGAGATCGGCAGAATGAAGACCGTCGCTGGTCTTCAAACTTGGTGGAGAGAAACCACTAAACATAGAGAAAATCTTGGGATCGTTGAAGGTTCTGACGACTACAAAAACCTCCTTAAACTTTGCGGAATCCGTAAAACCCAAATCGCAGAAGGAAATCTCTGATGGCTAATCGTTATGATGCACTCACAGTTAGCAAGTATGTTGATCGCAATGGTGATGAGAAGAGCTTCTTCACCAAGATCGGCACGATGTTCCAGAGCAAAAACGGCGATACATACAGCTTGGAACTTATTGCGCTTCCTATCCCTGATAAGGAAGGCAAGGTGCGCTTGTTCCTCAAGCCACCGGAGCAGCGCGAGGGTGCGCAACAGGTCTCGCGTAGCGCACCCCGCCCTGCGGCTCGTCAGCAAATTACTGACGACGATGTAAATGACCAGATTCCTTTTTGATGGACATCCTCACTCCTAGGGGGCAGGAGTCGAGGAAGTGGGAGGACCGGGCCGTACAGATCTGGTCCTCCCATTACCCCGATATAATCTACGCCTCTACCGACAAAGACACGCCATGCGTTGTTGATGCGGTCCTCGTCAAGAATGGCAAGATCATTGGCGTTGTGGAGCAGAAGTCGAGGCCGGGCATGACTGTCCTTGATTTCAATGTGACCTATGAGAAGCGCTGGCTGGTAACTCAAAAAAAGCTGGACGACGCCTCAGAGATCGCGCAAGCCCTGCAAACCAAACTTGTTGGATTCCTATACTTCCCCGAAGCTGACTTGCTGCTAGTGAAGACGCTGATGGCCCCCGGCAAGGGATGGGTAACAGACATAAGGACGGAACACACTAGAACACAAGCAACCATCAACGGAGGCAGCGCAGTGCGCCTCAACGCTTACATCGACATGACAGACGCTCTCGTTCTTTATGGAGACATCAATGGATGAAGACAGGCCAATCAGTGAACAGTTTCGCATCGTAGCGAAGAAGTGGGTAGATGCGGATTCCGCAGCAAGCCTACTAGAGGAGACCAAGAGCGCCGTCCTCGCTCGCATGATGGCGGCACAAGGCGACATGCCAGTGAACCGCGCAGAGCTTAACGTGAAGTCATCTGAAGAGTGGTTGGAGTTTGTCACCAACATGGTGAAGGCGCGTGAGCGGGCTGCGCTGCTGAAGGTTCAGCTTGAATATCTTCGGATGCGTTTTAACGAATGGCAATCACACGCAGCAAACCGTAGAGCGGAAATGAAACTGTAGGAGGGGGCATGGCAAAGGAAATACACATAGCTAATGAGTATAAAGGCACCCGGTATCGAAAAGGAAAAATAGGAACCATCTGGTGGGATGAAGTAGATGGTGAAGGCGATGTAACAATGTCAGAAGATTTTTTGAATGGAAACTGGCTGACCAAAGCAGACGCTCTTTCGGACGTAATAGCTTTACTGACAAGAGAGTACAACAACATCATCAAAGTGAAGAAGGATCAACTCAATGGCTGAACTGTCTGATACCGAATGGGAGCAAGAAGCTGGAGAGCTTACTGACACCATCATCGACCTAATTGATGGCAAAGAGTCTGACATGATAATGGAAGTTATAGCTTGTATTGTTGCAGACATCTTGGAGCCGTTCGAAGTAGAAGAGAGCATTCCCTTGATGCTGGCATTTTTGGGTAACGTCCTTGAGAAGCGATACGATCTTGGCTTCGATGTAACCAAGATAAATGCAGAGCATATGCAATGAAGCGAGTCCGTATCACGGCAAAGATGCGGGCCGACATCTTTCTGTCTCGTGGCGGTACATGCCACCTATGTAATATGAAAGTTGTGCCCGGAGAAGAATGGGATGTCAGCCACGATATTCCTTTGGAGGCTGGGGGTAAGGATGATGCAACTAATTGGTTCGTTGCTCATCGCAAGTGCCACAGGGTTCATACTAGCACTGTTGACGCTCCCTTGATCGCAAAGGTTAAGCGGATTCATCAAAAGCATGTAGGCGCAAGGAAGTCGCGCTCACCCATGCCTCTTGGACGAAACTCAGGGTTCAAGCGAAAGATGGATGGAACCATAGTAAGGAGAGAACCGTGAATTTTGTCTTCACTCTAAATTTGGCTCAATCTGTTAGGGCCAAGCCAAACATGGGCGATGAGGAAAGCATCATGCTTCCTTTTCAAAATATCTATGCAGCGGTCGATGTGAAAGGTTTCAATGATCTGTTGAAGCTACTGCATGAGAATGATTACATCGTAGCCCGTGAGTTCAACGCAAAAAAGAAGTTTGATGGTTCCCGCCTTTATGAAGATCGCGGCGAAGTCATCATCAACTGCCAAATGATTGGCAAAATCAAACCCTTCTTTGAGTAAGGAGAATCCTTATGGAATACCGCGACATCATGCACGAAGCCGCCCGCGTTTTTAATGAACGCAATTTAGGATATGGAGATATGCGAATTGGGATGGAGCGTGTCGCTCAGCTCTCTACGCTCATCACAGGCATACAACTTACCGCCCATGACGTTGCGCTTGTCTTGCATGCCGTCAAGCTGGCTCGTCTCGATACTGATCGCAGGAATCCTGATCATTACATCGACGGCTTAAACTATCTGGCTTTTGCTGGAGAACTAATAGAGCCGCCAGCACTAGATAATGGGCTTGATGCCGTACTTAACACAATAGATAGTGAGTTTGCTAAGATGGCTGATAGCTTCACAGCACCTGTAGCTACAACAGTACCTCGCGAAGGTTAAGGAGCGATCATGGCCGATGGGGCTTCATTCATGCGGGATAAGCCCCATCGGATCAGATCCAGCGGAATCCGTATGGATGAACTGAAGTACGATTCATGCCGATATATCATCAGCCACGATAATGCGGTGTCTGTTAGATATTGTGGTCATGAACGTAAGCGGGGGTCATATTGCGGGGCGCATGCAACGCTCTGTTATTTGCCACCTAAATTAACGCCCGCGCTCATTGCGGATTTATGAGTCTCATGAGACACTAATTAAGTCACAGAATGGTCTGTGGCTTACATGCGGCGATGGTTTTGCGTTAGCCGCCTGTGTAGCCCAGCCCCTGAGTGATTGTTCGAGAGACTTGCCCCGGTCAGTTTAATCTGGCCGGGGTCTTTCGTTTAGCCAGCCGCCAGCGACTGTATCTGCGCCGAGATAGCCGCGAGCTGCGCCTGAAGCTCCTCCAGCGTCGGCTTGGCGGGCTCTGTGGGCGCAGGCAGAGATGCGGCATAGGCAAGCGCCGCAGCCTCTTCCTCTGGCGTGTACTGGATGACCTTCACTTCACCAGTCTCAACGTTGACTTCAATGCGTTCCATGCGATCCTCCTATTCATACATGATGTTAACGCTACCGGCATCGAAGGTGTCGGTTCCGTTCACGGTGGTAAGACGGACTCGGTCCAGAACACCGCCAAGCGTGACGTTTCCGCCGCCACTTTGTCCAAAGTAAGTGGCCGAAAAGTTTACACCACCAAGATAGGTTGCTGTATAAATATTTCCAGAATACGCAAAAACGGTAAAATTGCCGTAAAAAAGATTGGCTGCGCTTGAACCACCAGATGCAAAACCGGTTGTAGAAGAAAACCCAACAGCAATATTGGTGGTCCCGCCGCTGCTACTGCAATACGACAAATAACCAGATGTTGTTATTGATCCACTACCAATTTGCAACTGGATAAGTGAGGTTCCGCTAACACTTACGCCGTTGAGCATTACAGTGATTCGCTTAACCCAAGATGGGATACTAGTGAAGTCGATGGCGGTGCCACTGGTTGTTGCGACAGAAGTGCCGCGCACAATCTTCTGCGTTGATGACCACACAGACCCGTCCGCAGTGAACAGCACGTTACCCGCAGTCGTTGGCGACACGCTTGCGCCAAGCCCACCGTAGCCGCCGCTGAGAATGCCAGAGCTACTAGCACCCTGCGCCATGACTGATATGTTGCGAGAGATGGTCATGGGTTATCCCTCATTCATACAGGATGTTGACGCTACCTGCGTCGAAGGTGTCGGTGCCGTTGCCACTGCTGATGCGGATTTGAGTTAATGCGCCACCAAGCGAAAGAGGAGCAGCGGAGTTAAAATATGTTGCTACGTTGCCGGTTCTGACCCCTGTGCCAGCATATGTCCATATGTTCCCACTAAGATTGCTGATAAAATAAACACCAGATGCGGTATCCGTCTGGGCCGTAGACCCAGTAGTGTAGAACCCAGTTGTAACGGCTACTGCACCCAATCCTGCACCAGCTGAAGTAAGCGCAGCAACACCGCTTGAATAGCCAGAAGTAACAAAACCGCCGGATGTTCCAAGTTGAATTTGGGTATAAGAAGTGCCACTCAAGCTAACACCGCTAAGCATCATGGTGATGCGTTTGACCCAAGACGGGATGCTTGTAAATGCAATGCTAGTCCCGCTAGTAGTGGCTTGTGATGTGCTTTGCACAATCTTCGCCGTAGATGACCACACAGACCCGTCAGCCGTAAAGATCACATTGCCCGCAGTCGTTGGCGACAGAGACGCGCCAGTGCCGCCATAGGTGCCAGACAGAATGCCCGCCGTACTAGCACCCTGCGCCATCGTTGAAAGGTTACGAGCATTCGCCATTAGCTATTCCTACTCGTAGAGGATGTTGACGCTACCGGCGTCGAAGGTGTCGGTGCCGTTGACGGTGGTCAAACGGACTCGGTCTAGCACGCCACCAAGAGTGACATTGCCACCGCTTGTGGTGAGAGAATATGTTGCGCCACTGGCGATGCCCGCATTCATTACTGATATGTAAGTAAATCCTGAATGCGCCACAACGGTAAAAGTTCCGTAAATTACGTTAGCGGCATTTGCTCCGCCAATCAAAAACCCACTAGTTAAATTAAATGCCGTATTCCCCGCACCAGCAGCATTTGCCCCATAACATAAATACCCAGTAGTAGTTACAGAACCGCTTCCAATTTGTAATTGGGGTATTGATGTTCCAGAAGTGCTGACACCGTTAAGAGTCATGGTTATCCGCTTCACCCAAGATGGGATGCTAGTGAAGTCAATGCTTGTTCCACTGGTGGAAGCAACCACAGTACCGCGCACAATCTTCTGTGTAGACGCAAATGTCGATCCATCTGTAGAAAACGGTACATCGCCAATCGCAGACGGTGCAAAACCCTGAATGCTAGTTGCGCCCGTCCAAGACGCCAACTGTCCACTGGTTGGGGTGCCAACAGAGGTCACATTCCCAGAGAATCCGCTGACAGTAAGTGCAAGAATGCTGACTGCATCACCAGAAGCCGCGCCACTTGCCAGTATAATGGATGAACCCGAACTTGCGGTGTAGTCCGTTATGTCAAGCAGAACACCGTTCAGATACACTTGAACATATCCGGGCGTATAAGATGCAGTGAAAGTGGTTTGACCCGCCGTTGCAGTGTAGTTGGTGCGGGTGTACCCGCCACTGCTAAACGTGCCAATGTTCAACGCGATCACGTCAACAAGATCGCCAGATGCAGCCGCCGCCGCCAGCACAACGGTCGTGCCGGTGCTGGCCGTGTAGTCCGCGCTGTTGAGCAAGACGCCGTTGAGGTAGACCTGCACATAGCCCACGGTATAGGAGGCCGTGAAGCTGGTCTGGCCTGCGGTCGCGGTGAAGGTTGTGCGGGTGTAAGTGCCGCCACCAGAACTGGCTGGTACGTCTACAGTAACTGCTGTGCCAGCCGCCGTGGCAGTAACACCCGCGCCAGTGAAATTAAAGCTGGTGACGCCGGAGGTAAGGAGGGTTCCTTCGTCCGAGACCGAGATGTTGGTGCCGGTTCCGGCGGGGCCGGTGGGGCCTGTATTCCCGGTCGGTCCGGTCGGGCCGCTCAATCCTGTAAATCCTTGCGGGCCGGTCGGGCCGGTAGCGCCATTGCTGCCCGCGCTTCCGGTCGGGCCGGTGGGACCACTAAATCCCGTCAATCCTTGCGGGCCAGTAGGTCCCGTGGGGCCAGTAGCGCCAACGCTGCCAGCGACACCAATGTTCCAAGAGGTATAGGTGCCGGATCCGCCAAAAGCATCGGAAGTCATGATCAGCGTAGTACCGCTGAACGAGGTGATGATACCCTCAACGTAGTTTGTGGGCGTCACCGTGTAAGCAATGCGGACTCGCTCGCCAACAGCAAAGGCTGTCTGGGCGCTCGTCAAATTGGTGGTGAACGTCAAAGACCCCGTGCCAACAGCATTTGACGTGCTGCTGGTCAGGCCAGAGTAGCCGATGCCTGTAGGCCCGGTCGGACCCGTGCTGCCCGCGCTGCCGTTG